AAGCCGGCGAATCTGATATAAACAAGTTGGCAAGAGGCACACACACACACTCATATACGCCCGATAGCACGATCTCTGAGCCGGCTGATCCATATAATGCAGTCTATCCACATAACAAAGTCTATAGTACCACACAGCATATCAAGGAATACGATGACACAGCCGGTGCTGAACGTATACGTGAGCGACACAAGTCCGGCACATTCTACCAAATAGCACCAAATGGCGATAAAACAACACATATTGTCAATGATAATTACACAGTCATAGCTGGTAAAGACAGTGTGCATGTAACAGGTAATGTATTATTACAAATAGATAGCAATTGCACTACAAATATTGCCGGCGATTGGGATGTAAATGTAACAGGTAACGCAACAATTGATGCGGCTACCATTAATTTGAATAGTGGAACTAAGGGTGCAGCTCGTATAGGAGACACAGCTGACACCGGCGATGATCCACCAGGCATCTCAGGTAGTGATGGATCCAACGTCATTGAGACTGGTAGTAGTACTGTTTTTATTGGCGGTTAACCAATTTTCCACTTGACATCCGGCCACTGTTGTGTTATACTGTGGTGTAATCGGGTCGTGCGTTAATACTGGTAACTCTTTCGTAGTCTACAAATGCAATAGACACTAGTGACATATATCGAAAGGCCACCCGTCAAACTCTAGCGGCTTACTTCTAAAGCCATATTCGAAATTTTTTTCGTGCTGGTATTATAAGTAAATAGGAATGATAGTAAACATAACGAATAAAGCCAAACAACAGATTGACAACTTGTGTGAAAAGAATGACAAGTGGGCTGTATCACTCAACATGAAAGGTGGTGGGTGTGCAGGATTTGAGTATACATGGGGATTCTTATCTTCAAGTGACGAGATGGAAGACGATGACGAATGGGTGAATACAAACACTCATAGACTAGTCATTGGGGGTCCTTCTCTCATGTATCTAATGGGAACAACAATTGACTATAAAGAAGAAGTCTTTGGAAGTTCTTTCTCATTGGATAATCCAAACGCAAAGTCGTCCTGTGGTTGTGGCACAAGTATATCCATCTAGCAATGAACACAATTCGGTATACATATGGCTACCACAATGAAATTATTGAAAGCAAGATACATCCGTTGGCCTGAGTTCTATAAAGAATACTCGATTGCACAACTCGAAAACTTCTACGATTATAATCGAATACGAAGAACAAAATCTCAGTCTTTTCGTTTGAACTGTTTAATGAAAGACTTAGACGAGAATGGACTACATGTTCCGATCATTGTCTCCTGGAATGGTTATCGTGTCACCGTGGGACATCAACGTGTTTGGTATGCAAAACAACGAGGGTATACTCATATCTCTTGTTATCATATACCGAATCAATCGATACAAGATCGTATAATGAAAACGGATTACAGTGACGGATATTGGGAGAAACGTAAGATCGAAGCAATGCATTTAGAATGTAATCCAAAAAATCTAGCCTTATTGAAATCCAGAGGTCATAAGGTAGAAAAAATTTCTTTAAAAAAAATCGAATGTATTGACACGAATACTCCAGCGGAAGATAAAAAAGCGATGGATGCGGCGTTAGTGAGTAGTATACCAAACGAGGGAATGTTATGGCCAATACTGATACGAAAGAAAACAGATCACATGTGGCAATGTGTTCAAAATAGATTTCAAAATGATCATGCACCCTACGTTTGTTGGTATGGAAACAATCGATATCGTTATGCGATACGAAACAAATACGATACGATTGATGCGATACTCTGTGAGGGAACGACTGATGAAAGAAATGCTTTATGTAAGTTGATGGACATACCCGTTCGTGTTCATAATGAAATTGAAAATATCTGGTTAGAACGAGGAAGAAAAATCGTTGGTGCGACCACTCGGACTTGAACCGAGAAGCCTAACGGCGACAGATTTTAAGTCTGTTGTGTTTACCTATTTCACCATGGTCGCAACGTCAACGAATTGGCGATTCCCGCAGGATTCGAACCTGCAACCTTCTGTTTAGAAGACAGATGCTCTCTCCAGTTGAGCTAGGGAACCTATGACACCGATTAGTTAATATACAAAGGACCAGTCCATTGAATTGGATAGTTACCTGTTAGGACGTTACCTCGTGGTTGATTTAATGCAGGTTTGTTATAACCCGCAGCCTTGAGTACGTCACCTTTTTTGAAATGTTTAAAATCTTCTTTGGCGATAAAACAAAACACACCAGTATCCTGTACAATCTTAATGTACTTCTTACCTTCTGAGATTTTTGTTTTATTATCCCAATTTTCGTATTGTTCTTTTGAATATCCTGACAGTTTGTTTACGTCACCGTCACGTGTAGACATTCGTAGGTAATCTTGTTTGGCACCTGCCATCAGATATGTAATACCTTCTTGGATTGAATTAGCACTTTTTGTTACTGTAATCATAATGTAGTCTCCTATTGGTTATCGTGTGTATAATGCAAATGATGTTGCATGGTTCATGTGGATGTACGATTGATCTCTTTTATAATTCGAAGTACTTGGACCTCTGTATCGATATCGAACGTTCATCGCATTTTTGTGACTAGTCACTTCTTTAAAGTAAGGAAGATACTTCATTGGTATATTCTTTGCAATGGCAACTTCATTACTCTTAAAAGGATTAATCATATATTTTGAGATGATTGGATTAACAACTCTCTCAAAAACTTTTCTACGTCTATCTTTCTGTATCATTCTATTGTAAACTCTCAATGGTTCGTTCATTAGTAATCGAAGATATCAAGTTCGTTAAGTTCATCGTTTGAAACAATATCGGCATCGATACTGTGTTCTTCAATATCAAACTCTTTCAAAAGAGAATCTATATTATCGTCTTCATAATTAGATTTTTGTTTTTTATCGTATATCATGGTATCTATATTATCAGGATAGTCGATATTGTCAAGGACATAATTGGTCATAATTGTCGCACCTTTCACTTTGTTTTTCATCATTTTATATACTCAATATACCAGGTTTCGTCTATAGTGTCAATGGTTAATTTGGTTTATTTTGGTAAAAAACCCGAATGTTCTCGTTATGTTCCGTGGGGTGCGACACTATGTCGCACCTTGTATAAATAACTATATGACTTGTAAAAATTGTGACCATAGCTGCCACTGTTCAAATGGAGGATCTTGTCAATCGTGCGATTGTAAAAATTGCGAACATAATTAATTATGGCTAGAGTAAAATTTGATAAAGATAAACCCTCGCACGAGCATACTCACAAACATACATCTATAGGTGGAGGTAGAGTGAAGACTAGCTCGATGAATAAGTCCAAACGTAGATCGTATAAAAAGTACAACAGCCAAGGTCGATAATCTTCAGATATAACATATAAATAGTTGAATGGCAATCTATTCAACTGGAAGTTATGACGCATCACGTACGAACAATAGTTCTCGTAGTGCTCGTATCTATAAAGATTTAAATCTCATCTTCTCACCACATCCAAATACAAAAGATGTGACAAAGAAGACTGACATTGAAGCTGTCAAACAAAGTGTAAAGAATCTTATTCTCACAAAACACTACGAAAGACCTTTTCATCCAGAGATTGGTTCAAACGTAACTGATATATTATTTGAACCAATGACACCATTGACTGCCAACTTATTAACGAAACAGATTTCTGAGGTCATCAATAACTTTGAACCTCGTGCAAGATTGATAAGTGTAAATGCAAATCCACAATTGGATAGAAATGAATATGAGGTTACAATTCAGTTCTATGTAATTAATATACCAGGCGAACTTGTCACACTAACAACGTTCTTAGAAAGATTAAGATAATGGCAGAGAGACTAAACATTACGGAACTAGATTTTGATAACATCAAACAAAATCTAAAAACATATTTAAGCAAACAAAAAGAATTTACAGACTACGACTTCGAAGGTTCAGGTATGGCTGTATTGTTAGACTTGTTATCTTACAATACACACTACAATGCTTTGTATTCGAACATGTTGGCAAACGAAATGTTTTTAGATTCTGCTGACTTACGTAACTCTGTCGTATCACATGCAAAACAAATTGGTTACACTGCAAGATCAGCTAGAGCACCAAAGGCTACATTGAACGTTACAGTCAATGATGCTACATCCGCAACTGTTACGATGGCAAAAGGTACAGCGTTCACTACAACAATCGATGGTGTATCTTATCAGTATGTAACAAACAAAGCTGTATCGATTACACCAACAGATGGTGTGTATACTTTTTCTAACGTAGATGTATACGAAGGTACTTTGGTGACAAACAAATATACTGTCGATACTTCAGATGCCAATCAAAGATTTCTAATTAAAAATATTAATGCAGATACATCGACATTAAAAGTTACAGTACAAACATCAGCCAGTGATAGTACAACAGAAACTTATACAGTGTCTACAGACTTCACAAGTGCAACTGGTGATTCTAAAGTATTCTTTTTAGATGCTGTAGAAGATCAACAATATGAGATTACATTTGGTGATGGAATAATTGGTAAAGCATTAAGCAATGGTAATGTTGTCAACATAGAATACGTTGTAACCAATGGTGATGCAAGTAACAGTGCTACAACATTTGCAAGTGCAAGTTCAATTGATGGTTTCTCAAACATTACTGTAACTGTAGTCAGCAATAGTTTTGGTGGCGCACCGGCAGAAGAAAACTCATCAATTAAATTCAATGCACCAAAAAGATATTCATCACAGAATAGAGCTGTGACAGTAGACGATTTCAAATCAATTGTTAGATCAATCTATCCTAACATACAATCAATTCGAGTATGGGGCGGAGAAGAAAACGATCCACCTGTGTATGGTAGAACATACATCTCAATCAAAGCAATCAGTGGAAGCAATATTACACAAGCTGTAAAAGATGATATTACAACTGAACTTAAAAAGTATATGGTTGCGTCTGTAACACCTGTGATCTCTGATCCAGAAACAATTTTCTTAGTTGTGGAAACAGATGTTAAGTATGATGCTAAAGTAACAAGTAAATCGACAGATGATATTAAACAACTTGTTCTAGCTACATTAACAAACTACAACGACAATACACTTAAAAAGTTTGATGGTATACTTAGACATTCTAACTTAGTGAAAACAATCGATGATACTGATTCATCTATTTTAAGTAACTCAACAAAATATAAAATGTACCAAGAAGTAACTCCTGTTACTACAAAGAAAGAAACGTACACAATTAAATTTAATAATGCATTGTATCATCCACACAGTGGTCACATGCCAATTGTATCTACGACTGGTTTTAAAATCAATGGCGATACAACTAACGAATACTTTTTAGATGATGATGGTAGTGGTAATGTTAGATTGTATTACAATAAAGATGATATTAAAACTTTTGCAAATACAACACAAGGTACAATTGATTATACAACTGGTGAAATTAAAATAAACGATTTATACATAACCTCTGTATCAAACATCAATGGTGCAGCTTCAACTGTCTTTAGATTAACAGTACAACCAGATTCAAAAGATATTAAATCTGTACGTAATCAAGTATTAGAATTTAATTTAAATGATGCAACTGTAAATGTTACTGTAGACAATTTTGCTGAAACAGCAGGTGTAGGATACACAACAACATCATCGAATTATTAATGACCAATGGCAACTAATGACAAAAAAATATCGAACCTCGTTACTCGACAGTTGCCTGAATTTGTTCAGTCACAAAGTCCAGCCCTTTTAGAGTTTGTAAAAAAGTATTACACTTTAATGGAAAGTGCTCAGATCAATCTGAGCAATGTAGGTGAGATTAATCAAATCAGATTAGAAACTGCTGATGTTTCATTTGTACAGTTAGATGGTACAGATGAGTTTGGTAGTGATGCTACAGATTATATTGTAGATGAACAATCAGCAAAAGGTGAGTTTACAAATGGTGAAACTATCACTGGTGCAACGTCTGGTCAAACTGCAACTATTCTAATTGAAGATGCTGACAACAATAAACTTTATGTAACAGCCAATACAAAATTTATCACTGGTGAAACTATCACTGGTAGCACATCAGGTGCAACTGCAACTATACAAAAGTATAGAGCAAATCCTGTAGAAAACATCACACAACTATTAGAATATACAGATGTCAATCAAACGTTAGATGACTTCTTTGTAGAATTTAAAAAAACTTTTCTTAATACTATACCAGATAACTTAGCATCAGGTCTAAACAAAAGACAGATCGCAACACGTATTGGTGAACTGTATGCTAGAAAAGGAACTGTCGATGGACACAAAGCATTCTTTAGATTATTGTTCGGTGAAGAAGCTGAAGTATATTTACCAACGAGAGATTTGTTACGTGTATCTGATGGTGATTGGGGTACAAAGAAAATAATTAAAGTTGTATTAAGAACACCAACAACTGCTGATACATCTAACTTACTTAATCAAACAATTACACAAACAAATAAAGTTGGAAATGATTTTGTTAATACCGCAACTGCAATTGTAAATGGTGTTAACAAAGAAAGAATTAATGGTACTGAGGTAACAACTTTATTCTTAGAAGAAGATAGTATTATTGGTGACTTTAGATTTTACGATGAAGAAGAAGAACTACTTTTAGAAACTGGTGACTTCATATTACTAGAAGATGGTAATAAGATAAACCAAGAAACAAACTTACCACAAGAGAATGAAGTATTCATCACTGGTGTTGACAATACTAATCCTGAAGTATTAATACAATGTGTTGTGCATCCAAGTATTGATCAAGTAACTGTAACAGATCGTGGTGCTTATTATTCTGCAAACGATAGTATTACATTTACAGCTGAAGGTGCAGGTAAACGTGGTACATTACAAATTGAAGAAGTATCTAAGTCTGGTATTGCTGAAGTTAAAGTAGATGCTGGTGGTAGTGGATATGCTATTGGTGATGCGATTGTTCCAGACAATACAGGCACAGAGGGTTCTGGTTTCACAGCTGAAGTCAGAGTGGTCAATGGTGGATTTACAATTGAGACTGAAGATAGAACAGGATTCCAATTGATAGATGAAGATGGTGGTATCTTAATTATGGAACCCGCAACCAATAGTAATCTAAATGACATAACAGATATTAAAGTTACAAATCAAGGTGGTGGTTATGCTTCACTACCTACGTTATCAATTACATCTAGTGGTACTGGTGCTGATATATTTCCAAGTGATACAAGAATAGGTCAGATACTAGAAGCAAAAGTTTTAGATCATGGTTTCAATTACCAGATCATACCTACTGTTAACATTCCAACAAACATGCAGATAGAAGATGCGTCTGATTCGTTTACTGTTGGCGAAACAGTTACAATGAATACCAAAGATGGAATTACAGATGAACCGTTTGAAGTTTATGATTTTGGTACAGTCTCATTAGAAGAATTTAAACCTGCACAGTATAGATTAGAAGATGCAACACCTGGTGGACCTGGTGGAATACAAATGGAAGTTGATACACAAGACTTTCAAAATGAAGTTGAATTATCTATCCTTGATGATAGACCAGGTAGAGATGTTGTAAGAGATGACCACATTAACTTTATGGTTAGAGAGAATCCAGAGAACCAAAGAATTATTTTAGACGATGTAAAACTGGTAGACCAAGATTCTATTATTGTATTAGAAGATGGTAATAAACTTTTAATTGAAGACCAAAGTACTATAACTGCTACAGTTGTAAGTTACGATGGCAATACAAACTTATTGAAATTAACAGATGTAACTGGTGGTGAGTTTATTAAAGGTGGAACGATTACTGGTGGCACATCTGGTACAACTGCAAAAATTGTTACAGACAGTACAGCTCAGATATCAACTACTATTGGTGGTATCGTTACAACAAGTGGTGAGTACTCAGGTGTTAAAGGACAAGTATCAGAATCAACTAAGAAAATACAAGACAGTGATTACTGGCAAGATTACTCTTATGTAATTAAAGTTGGTGAATCATTAAAAGTTTGGAAAGATGACTTCAAACGAACTATGCACCCAGCAGGTTTCAACTTCTTTGGTGAAGTAACTATTGCTACACAAGTTAGTGCTAAAATGAAAACAGGATTTACATTATCTAGTGGTGCTGTTGAGGCAGACGAAGTTGTCGAATTATTCTCACTTATCTTCTCTGAGAAAATTGGTAGAAGACTTGGTACAGATACAGACGGTACAAGTCTCAACTCTAATCCTACATTAGGTATTGAGGGTAGTGCATCATTTGACGCAAACACAAGAGATGTTACATTAACAAGTGAATATACACTTAAAACAGAGCAAGACAAAACACAAACTGTACAAGGGGTTAATGTTAGACAAGGGTTTATCTATGCAGGTCCTAGATATAAAACAATTAATAGATTTGCATCTACGGCCTTTCAAAGTACATCGCCACTTAGTGGTATTACAATCGCAACACTAAACAACATCAAAATAAGGGGTACGGGTAAAACGCCACCAAACGAAGAAACACCAACTTTTGCAACGTTTAATTCAGGACTAAGAACAAACTTTGCAATACCGACAGATACTAGAAAAATTATCTTTGGTCAAAACTCATTTGACGAAGATGGAACATCTTTTGATAGTACTAGTGATACGTTTGATGCGGGTTAACGTATAAATATTAAGGATTATGGCAAAACAATCAATCGACATAGGAACTACTGCTAATGACGGAACGGGTACTACGTTACGTGATGGTGGTGATTTAATCAACGATAACTTTAACGAAATCTACAGTAAGTTAGGTGGTGGTTCAAGTTTATATTCTTTAACTTTTCCAAATGCGACTGATACTGTCGTTGGAAGAGCAACTACTGATACGTTAACAAACAAAACGATTAATGGTTCAAACAATACTATCTCAAACATTGCAAACAGTTCACTAGCAAATTCAACTATTACATTTGCAGCTGACAGTGGTTCTGATAGTGCATCTTTGGGTGAGACAGTTACGATTGCGGGTGGTACAGGTTTAACAACAGCTGGTACGTCAAATACTGTTACAGTAAATATTGATTCCACAGTGGCAACACTGACAGGTTCACAAGAATTAACAAACAAAACTATTACATCTGGTGTTTTCAATACAGGAGTTTCTGGTACTGCAATTAAAGACGAAGATGACATGACTAGTGATAGTGCTACTCATCTAGCAACTCAACAATCAATTAAAGCATATGTTGATTCACAAACTACAGCAACATCAATCACGTTTGCAGGTGATAGTGGTTCACATGCAATTGTTAATGGAGAAACAGTAACAATCGCAGGTACATCAAACGAGATTGAAACATCACAATCAAGTAATACTTTAACAATTGGTTTACCAGACGATGTAACAATTGGACAAGATTTAACAGTTACTAGAAATGCTACAATCACAGGTAACTTAACAGTTAACGGTGCAACTACAACTGTATCATCTACAAACACAACAGTTTCAGATAATCTATTCGAACTAAACTCAGGTGCAGCTTCTAACGCTAATGATGTTGGTATTCTAATCGAAAGAGGTTCAACTGGTGATAATGCAATCTTCATGTGGGATGAATCAGCAGACAGATTTACATTAGGTACAACAACAGCAACTGCATCCGATACAGGTAACTTAACAATTACTACAGGTGAGTTGGTTGCAAACATTAATGGTTCTAACTCAACTATAACTAACGTACCAAATTCAGCACTAGCAGGTTCTGGTGCAATAACTTTTGCAGGCGATAGTGGTTCAGACAGTGCGGCCCTAGGAGAAACTGTAACAGTTGCAGGTGGTCAATCGATCACAACTACAGGAACATCAAATACAATCACTGTTGCTGTGACTGCAGGTAGTATAAGATCAACAGAATTAGCCAGTGCGTCTACTTTATTGATTAAAGATTCGTCTGGAACAACGCTTAAGACCGTGATAGGAGCCGGAGTATAAGTCGTATAAATATAAGAAAGAGATATAAATTATGCCAGCAATTATAACAAACAAATTCAGAGTACACAACGCCGAACAGTTCAAAGAAAGTTTTGGTGAAGCTGCTGATACTTATTACTTAGGTATTGGTAGACCACAAGCATTCGTTGACAATCAGGCGTTTAATGATGGTACAGATACAAACCCACCAACACCAAATGATGACATTGGATCAGAGTTCTACAACTATGATGATATGTTATCTGCTAAGAAGATTGCAAGTACAGACGTTACTATTGCAATTCCTAGAAGAAACTGGACAACAGGTACAGTATACGATTACTACAGACACGACTACGGAAACATCAACACAGCTGGCACTGCGATAACTTCCGATAGTGGTGCATCTAATTTATTCGATGCTACTTTCTATGTAATGAATAGTACGTTTGACGTATACAAATGTATTGATAACAATGGTGGTGCGGCTTCAACATCTGAACCAACTGGTAATAAATCAACTAGTGTATTCAGTACAGCAGATAGTTACAAATGGAAATACATGTATTCACTAACTGCTGACGAACAAACAAATTTCTTATCTACAGATTTCATGCACGTATCAACTGAGAGCACAGACTACTCTACTACAGCTGGTGCAATCGAAAATGTAAAAATTACAGCTGCAGGTACAGGTGGTTCAAACGCAACATATACAGGCGTTGCAATTAGAGGTGACGGATCAAGTGGTACTGCTACAGTCACAGTATCAGGTGGTGCCGTAACTGCTGTAACAATAACAGCTGCAGGATCAGGTTATACATTTGCAAGTATTCTTGCTAGTGATATTGGTAACGTATCTGGTGCTGACATCGATTTTATTATTTCACCAGAAGGTGGACATGCTACAGACGTTGTAAAAGAACTTGGTGGATTTTATGTAATGTTAAATGTTAACTTAACACAAGCTGAAGGTTCTGGTGACTTTAATACATCAAACGATTTTAGAAGAATTGTATTAATGAGAAATCCAACTGATAGTACAACAAGTGCTACAGCAACAGCATCTACTTTAGATGCTACTAAATCAATTACTTTCACTGGTACGCCAGGTAGTTTCCAAGCTGATGAAAAGATTACTCAATCATCATCTGGTGCTGTAGGTTATGTAATTGATTATAACTCAACAACAAAAGTTTTAAGATATATTCAACCACAGTTTACTGATCAAGGTATTGATTCAAATGAAAACTTAACAGCATTTACAGGTAGTGATACTGTAACTGGTGCTACTTCAGGTGCAACAGGTACACCAACTTCACATGACGTAACTCCTGAGTTAGTTGCAGACAGTGGTGATATACTTTACGTAGAGAACAGAAAACCAATTTCAAGAGCAGCAGACCAAACAGAAAATATCAAGCTAATTGTGGAGTTCTAATAAATCATGGCAACCAACTTTAACGTCACTCCATACTATGACGACTTCGATGCCACTAAAAATTTTCATCGAGTTTTATTTCGTCCTGGTTATGCTGTTCAAGCAAGAGAGTTAACACAACTTCAAACTATCTTACAGAACCAAGTTACTCAATTTGGTAATCATGTATTTAAAGATGGTTCACAAGTTATCCCTGGTGAGGTCACATATACGTCTTATTATGAATATGTAAAACTTTCTGCTTTTTCAACTACAAATGTTTCAGACTTAGTTGGTCAAACACTTACAGGTGCAACGAATGGCGTTCAGGCTGAAGTAGTAAACTCAACTGCAGCTACAGAAACATCAGCTGCAACAATCTATGTAATTTACAAGAAGACAGGTTCAAACAATACTAAGAGAAGATTTGCTGATGGTGAATCTCTAACAGGTTCAGGTTCTATTACTGCAACTGTTGGTGTCTCAGGTACAGCATTACCAGTTGATACAAACGCAACTGGTTCTGGTTCTGCTGTAAATGTACAAGCTGGTATTTACTATGTCAATGGTTTCTTTGTAAGAAATGATGAAGAAACTTTAATCTTAGATCCGTACACTGTAACACCTAGTTATAGAGTTGGATTTACTATTACTGAAAGTTTTGTTACACCATCAGACGATACAAGTTTAAATGATAATGCAACTGGTACATCAAACGCAAACGCACCAGGTGCTCATAGATTTAAGATTGCATTAACACTAGCAAAAAAAGAATTAACTGCTACAGACGATGATAACTTTGTTGACTTATTAAAAGTCGAAGGTGGTGTTGTAGAAAGTAAAGTAGAAAAAACAGATTACAATATTTTAGAAGATACACTAGCTAGAAGAACATATGACGAATCTGGTGACTACTCTGTAAAAGCATTTGACATTGATATTAGAGAACACTACTTTGCTGACGGTGATGCAAAGTATGGTAGAGGTATTTACAGAGCAGATACAGATTCAGGTGTAACATATTACGAAGCACAATACTCTGCTGATGAATCCAAAGCAAGACTTGCTGTTGGTATGGGTGCAGGTAAAGCTTATGTAAAAGGTTATGGTATCAATACAGTTGCAACTCAATATGTAACTATAGACAAAGCAAGAGATTTTGATAGTTCAAATAACACAACTACAAATGCACCGATTGGTAACTATGTACAAGTAACAAATATTTTTGGTACACCAGATATTGGATTTGTAAGTGGTGAAACAAACGCATTTAAAAAAGTTAGATTATATAAATCTGCAACTTCAAGCAGAGGTACAGCAAACATAGGTTCTGGTGCTAGTCAAAACTTAATTGGTGTTGCAAACGCAAGATTCTTTAATTACAGTTCAGGCACAGTTGGTGCATCATCAAGTAACACAACTTCGATTTACGATTTAGGTTTATTTAATATCTCTACGTTCACGCACGTAGCAACAACAGGTTCTGTAACAATCGCTGTTGGTGATACACTAACAGGTGGCACTTCAGGTGCAACTGGTGTAATTGAAAAAGACAGTGACGGTGCTGGTCTATTCATTCTATCAAATGTAAAAGGTACTTTTGTTGCTGGCGAAACAGTAACAGACGAATCAAGTAACTCTGGTACAGTGGCATCAAACGGTGTAACAACTTTTGAATTAGCTAATACAAAACAAATTGCAATCATGTCTGATATTACAGACGACAGTTCGACTGTTTCATTTACTGCTGATACAGTTCTTACAAGTGATTCAACTGATCCTTTCGATTCATCACAAACAACATTGACTGGTACAATTAGTGTTGCAAATAGTGCCACTGCTGTCAAAGGTAAAGGAACAAAATTCACAACTGAATTATTAGTTGGTGATGTAATTAAATTTAACGATGATACTGGTGAAGAATTAACTGCAACAGTATCAGCAATCACAGACGATACAGCATTAACTATTGCTTCTGCTGTAGGTGCAGCTGATGTAACTACATCATCACCATTCGAAAGAAGACGTGTAAGACTTTACAAAGCTGGAGATAACTCATTAGTATTCCCACTACCTGCAAAAACTGTTAAGACATTAAAAACAGCAGACAACAACGCATTAACTGATACTACATTTACAGTAAGAAGACAGTTCGTT